AGGGGTAATAGCAACTAATGGAATATTCATTGGAGATATTCAGAATAAATATTTGACTTTATCTGATAATGTAATTTCAGTAATTCGAGTATTGCCTTGGACAGGCGCTCATAGAAATAATACTAACTATATGTTTGATATTCAATATCAAATGATGGCTAATGATATATTTAAGTCTGGCCAATATTTGGATATGAATTATTATTTCACTTTACAGCAGCATCTATCTCTAATTGACTTTACATTAAATCCACGACCAAAGACAGAGTTTAGTAGAATTCTAGGTACAGTGACTTTAAGTTCATCCTTTTGGAGTGCTATTGATCCAGATCAATTTGTAATGGTAGAAGGTCATGTATCGGTCAATGATGAAGCTAATTTAAAATTATATGATAATGCATGGTTAAAAAGATATTTAACTTCTATCATTAAAAAACAATGGGCAAGCAATATATCTAAATATCAGAATATCATACTTCCAGGTGGAGTGCAACTAAATGGTCAACAATTACATGAAGAAGCAGAATCGGAAATTGAGAAGTTAGAAGAACAATTAAAATCGACTTACAGAGAACCATTAAGTTTTTATGTTGGATAATTAAATGGCAACAAATTTATATATAAATTCAAAGGGTTATGCCAATGAACGTACATTGGTTCAGGATATAATTGAAGAAGCCATCCAGATAAGTGGATTTGATATTTATTATATTCCAAGGATCTACTCAAACTACGACAAAATTCTAGGTGAAGATACTAGATCAACTTTTGGTACTGCCATTGCCCTTGAAGCATATCTGGAAGATTTTTCTGGACCAAAGGGTAAATCGGAAATCTTATCTAAATTTGGATTTGAGATTAGAGATTCATATACCTTTTCAATTTCCCCAAGAAGATTCCGTGAAGAAGTTGCGAATAAGGGTATTGAAAATATTACATCAATTCCAAGAGAAGGGGATTTATTATTCATCGATCTAAAAGAAAATGAAGAGAATACCTTTGTATTACTAGAAATTAAGTTTTTTGAAAATGAACAGCCACATTACCAATTAGGTAGAGATAATTATTGGAAATTGGAAACAGAAATGTATAGATATTCCAATGAAGTATTTAATACTGGTATTCCTACATTGGATAATTACAATAAGACTCTTGGTGTCGATTCAATGCTATTTAGAATTACTCTTGAGAATGGATCATATCTCACTACTGAGAATGAATTATACATTACCCTTGAAGATAATTCTTGGCACAATAGAATTCAGAATTCAGATAAAGAAGATAATGATCAATTGCAAGAAGAAGCACTTGATATTGTTGATACATTCTCAGTAACAAATCCATTTGGAGATTTTTAATTGATTAATAATAATCCATTTTACTGGGCAACTATCAGAAATACTATAGTAGCTTTTGGTAGCCTATTTTCAAATATTAGAACTCCAAAGAAAGATCCAGAAGGAACTATTATTAAAGATATTCGAGTGCCAATATCATATGCCGGAAAGGAAAAATATATAAAGAGATTTGAGTCCGATAAGAATCAACTTCAGAATAATTTTAATCAAGTAGATTTACCGAGAATGTCCTTTGAAATGTTGAATATGGTTTATGATTCGGATAGAAAACTATCCAGAAACTTGCAATATGTTACCGATCCTGATGGAGTGACCTATGAAATGACTCCTAGCCCTTGGAATGTAAATTTAAAATTACATGTTTATACCAAGACTCAAGAAGATATGCTTCAGATCATAGAACAGATTCTACCATACTTCACTCCAAATTACACGATAACTTTAAATGTAGTACCTGAATTGGGTATAAAGCAAGATGTCCCATTTATTTTAAATTCAGTATCTCCAGATTCAGAATTATCTGATGACTATAAAGAGTATAGATATTTAATTAATTCTTTAGACTTTACTGCAAAGATCCATCTGTTTGGTCCAAAGGGTACTACTGGAGTTATTAAAACAGTTGATGTTGATTTTGATACGTTTGGGAAATATGTTGTGCAAGTCACCCCAAGCACTGCGGGTAAATCTGATGTATATACGTTAACAGAGACTATAACGGAAAACTAAAATGATAATCAATAAAGAAGGTTTATCTGATGTTCTGAATATTGAATATAAAGTTCAAGAAGCTGAAATCATTTCTTCAGAAGTTATTGAACACGATCCAATTCAATCAGAACCATTAACCGATACCCAAGAAATTGAATATGACATTTCAGTAGTCAGAAGTAACTATCATGACATTATTGAATCCGGTAAAGAAATGTTAAATCGTGCCCAAGAGATAGCTGAACAGTCAGAGCATCCTAGAGCTTTAGAAGTATTTTCTGGATTGCTTAAAAATCTTGCTGATATTAATTCTCAATTGTTAGATGTGCATGTTAAAAAGAAAGAAATATTAGAAGTTAAAAGTGAACCACAAGTAAATCAAGTAACCAATAATACGGCAGTCTTTGTAGGAACGATGACAGATTTAATAAAGAAAATTAAAGATGAAGCAAAATAAATTATATCTTGGTAATAAAAATATTAAAGCTGCTGGAGTAGATATTGAATATACTCAAGAACAATTAGAAGAAATTATAAAATGTTCTCAGGATGTAGAATATTTTATAAGAAATTATATGTACATTGTACATGTCGATAAAGGTAAAGTTAAATTTGGTTTATATGATTGTCAAGCTAATTTAATTAATCATATTAATGATAATCGATTTACAGTGTTACTCAGTGGGAGACAACAAGGTAAATGTTTGAACTTTTCAACCTATATAAATATTAGAAACACCAAAACAGGTGAATCTAAAAAAATAACTATAGGTGAATTCTATGAACTACAAAAAAGTAACAGTAACATGTAAAATATGTAATACAGAATATAATTATACAAGTGCATATCATAAAACACAAAAAACTTGTCAAGAATGTTTAATAAAAATTTCTCATGAAACCTATCCAGAAGATTCTGAATATGTCGAATGTAAAATTTGCTCATATAGAGCTAGAGATTTAGTAAATCACCTCAGATATAGGCATAATGTAACATCTAAAGAATATAAAGAAACCTATAATGTAAAATTAATTAAAGTTCAATCATTGTGTGATGCGTTCAAAGGCGATAAAAATCCAGCTTATAATCATGGTGGAAAATTTTCACCTTTCTCAAAGAACTTTATTAAATATACTGATGACGAATCATATCAGAGTGGATTGGAATCTGTCAAGGCTAAATCTAGTCAAACTATAATCGATCATCCAGAAAACCAAAGCACCAAAATTGAATATTATATTTCTAAAGGATATTCTAAAGAAGAATCTGAAATATTACTGTCGGAACGACAATCAACATTTTCATTATCTAAATGTATAGAAAGACATGGTGAAGATGAAGGATTGAGGATGTGGAAGGAACGTCAAGAAAAATGGCAGTCTACACTCAATAGTAAATCTAAAGAAGAAATAGAAGAAATTAATAGGAAGAAAGCCTCATCAATATCTTTTGGCTCACTATGGAATCAATCAGATAATAAAGTCCCTGGTATTTTTTATTTGATTCAAATTGATGATCATCATACAAAAATTGGAATAACCACAAAAACAATAAAGAAAAGATATGGTAAATTATTATCTTCTAAAATTAAACTCAATATGAATACTACGATTAATAATGCATTTATGATTGAGCAAGTCCTTAAACAAAAACTTAAAGAATTTAAAATCAAACCAGAAGAAGCTATAGGTGAATTTGGATGGACGGAAACTTTTCGTATAGACTCTGATTCCGTCATAAATATAATTAACTCCATAGAAGATATAGAAAAAGAATTTAAGTTAATATATGACCGATAAAATTATAGATTCAATAGAACTATCTGAATGGGAAATTGAAACTGATACTGGCTGGAAGCCAATTTCCCATATTCATAAGACTATTGAATTTGTAGTATATAAATTAATATTAGAAGATGAATTATACATTGAATGTGCTGATACTCATATAGTATTTGACTCTATGTATAATGAAGTATTCGTCAAAGATATTAAAATTGGCGATTATATAAAGACTAAATTTGGAGATAAACGCTGCATAGATTTAATTAAATATGATTATCAAGAACATATGTATGATGTTACTGTTGATGATGATAATCATAGATTTTATTCAAATGATATTTTAAGCCATAATACAACCACTCAAGTAGGATGGTTATTATGGTATATATTATTTAATGCAGATAAGAATTGCGGGATATTAGCTAATAAAGCTAAGACTGCAAATATGATTTTGGGTAGACTTAAATTAGCTTATGAATTATTACCTCAGTGGCTACAAAATGGTGTAGTCGAGTGGAATAAAACATCAATTGAACTTGAGAATGGATCTAAAGTTTTTGCTAGTGCTACATCAGCTAGTGGTATAAGGGGAGATTCTTTATCTGTATTGATCTTAGATGAATTTGCCCTTGTTCCAAATAATATTGCCAATGATTTTTGGGCTTCAGTATGGCCCACTATTTCGTCTGGAACTGAAACTAAAGTAATAGTATCATCTACTCCAAAGGGATATAATTTATTCTGGAAGATATGGAGTGAAGCCGAAGAAGGATTGAATGGATTTTCGACATTTCAAATGAATTGGTGGGAAATTCCTGGCCGTGATGAAAACTGGTTGAATGATCAAAGAAAAATACTTGGTGAAAATATATTTAATGCAGAGGTATTGTGTCAATTTTCTGGATCTACCAATACCTTAGTATCCTCAGAAATTATTAATTGTCAACCAATAATTAAACCAATTGAAGAAACTGAAAATATTAAAATATATGAAAAACCAATTCCAGGACATGCCTATATTTCTATAGTAGATACAGCCAGAGGTGTCGAAGGGGATTATTCAGTAATTATTACTTTAGATGTAACTGAAATTCCTTATAAAGTAGTTTGTGTTTATCGTGATAATTCAATAAGTCCTTATGCATTTCCTCAGATCATCTATCAGATAGCTACAGAATACAATGAATCATATGTATTAGCTGAACTAAATGATGCAGGTGGAGAAGTTGCTAATATATTATACAGAACTTATGAATATGTCAATATGTTTTTTTCCACTAGGAAAGAAGAACTATCTCATTCAAATGGTAAGACTAAAGAAATCGGTTTAAGGACAACATCTAAAGTTAAAATGTTAGGATGTTCTGTATTAAATACTATTTTAAAAAATCAACAATTAGTAGTATGTGATTCGGAAATTATATCAGAAATAGGTACGTTTGTTAAAAAAGGAACTTCTTATGCGGCTGATACTGGATATCATGATGATTTAGTCATGTGCCTAGTATTATTCTCATGGTTGACTCAACAAAAGATATTTAAAAATTTAACTAATGTTGATACCAGAAGTTTAATATTTGAAAATCAAATGCAGGAAATAAAGCAATCATTATTACCATTTGGATTCTCAAATGGAAGCCTAGCAATAACTTCTGGGTTATTAGAAGAGTCAACAAAAACAATAAGTAGTGATGACTGGTTATTTCAAGAAAGTAATAGGGTAGGGTATAATGGATCTGAATGATAAAGAACGGGAAATAGATGCTGTCATTGCAGCATTTAAAGCTAATAGAGAAGCAGAAAAAATTGCTCAGGAAAATAAGAAATTTCTTGATCGCCAAGCATTTGAGACTGCAAAGTTAGAACAAAAGACTAAAGAGAATGTAGCAGAGTCTAATTTAAGAACTTCAGAAACCATTAAACAAATGGCTGATAGTAACTTAAATGCTGCAAAGGATCATGCCACAAAATCTCAATTAGATTCTAAAGAGAAGATTCTTGAAGCACAAGCCGATAGAATAAAGGCTGATGCTGATTTATCTAAAGCTAAGGCAGACTTATTAAATAATAAATCAGAGACAGAAAGAAAGAAAATTGATTTAGAATCCCTTAAAGAATCGAATAAACTTCAAAGGGATACTCAGCAATTAGAAGAAAAGAAAACCAAAGAGTTCAAAGCATTTGCTGATGATCTTGATAAAATAAAAGAATCATTTGAAGGTCCAATAAAAAATCTATTGGATTCCATTAGCAATGCTACTAAGTTTGATGTTAGAAAGAAACCTGTAACGGGTATAGTTGCTACCGCAGCAATGGGTTTAAACTCCCTAGCGACTCAAGATAGAACTCCACCTATCTATGGTATGCTGGCTAAACTAGTTGGCTCTATGGCAGTGTTTACTTCATTCTATGGTGGTAAAGGTATAGGTGCATTAGTCAATCATATCTTAGGTAGAAGTAAACAGGATATAAAGGCTAAAGAGTTAGTTAAGAGTGATCCAGTATTAAAAGAAATTGCCGAGACTAATAAGAAATTAGCTTTGCAAATGGCTCATTTAAAAATTGCATCATTTAGACAATTTAATGAATTAAAATATTCTAAAGAAAGAGCTGAATTTTTTGAACGTGAAAATACTAAGGCATTTACATTTAAAGAAAATACTGTAAAAGAAAGTATTATCCCAGGAAAGAATAAGCAAGAAATTATTCAGGGATCTAATAATGTCGAGACAAAATTAGATGATATTATCTCTATAGTAAAATCTATAAAGAATCAATATGATCCTGAAACGGATACTGAGAGATATAATGCCGAAGTTAAATGGAGATCAGAAGTATTATCTAAATTGGAATCCTCCAGATTAAATACTAATACCAAAGAAAAGTCTGGCTTAGGATTGCTTGAAATTGGTGCATTAGCAGGAATAGGAAATTATGTTAGTTCTATCTTAAAATCAATGACGGGATTCATTACACCATTATTAATTTTAGCTAGAGGATTAACCCCATTATTTGGACCGCTTGCATTAGCTGGAAGTATGCTACTATCTTTAAACTTTCAAAGAGATTTAATTGATCCAGTAAATTCAATAGTTGATACATTTAAATCTGGAAATATTTTGGAAGGTATTACTAAGGGATTATTATTTCCTGTAGAAGTAATTCTAAAGTTTATTGATAGATCCATTGCTTATGTATCAAGTCTATTTGGATTCGATGAATTAAGTATAGCTTTAAATGAAAATGCAGATAAATTAAATCTATTTAAAATTGTTTCTGGATTCACGTCAAACTTAGTCAAACATTTTGATTCATTATTAGTTGGAATCAATGATTCATTTGGTACAGAATTAAATTCAATTAAATCATTTTTTAATAATACTATTCAAGGAATCACAAAGAATTTTGAACAGTTTAATCTATCAAAGTCTATCAATGAATTATTCGCATGGATTTCTGATAAGATTGAATCATTAAAATTCTGGAAAACTGATAAGGAATTTAAAACTCCAAACTTTATCGAGAATGCCGTTAATACATTTAAGAGTAATGTTACTGATAAAATTTCAAATAATGTCAAAACGATCACTAGAATTGAAGACGTTGAAAGTTCAATTAAAAAGATTGAATCCAACAATATTAATACTTTAAATAATAATTTTAATAAAGTCAATGATCTTAAAGAACAGAAGGATTTAAATCGAATTAAAGAGATAATTGAAAAGACTACTACACAAATAATTACTCCAATTTCAAATACTCAAATTAATAATTCAAACACCGCCATTGCCAGTAGGCCGAGAGCTAGAATAGAAGAGAATACTGGCCAACGCTCAATCTACAATAATAACTCTGGAAATTTCTCTGGATTTGTTATGGGATAAAAAAAAGGGAGACTTAAAGTCTCCCCCAAATATTACATCTTAGCTAATCGTTCAA